GGAAAAAATTTAAAAGTCTTTTTAATTTAGACTATCCTTTAGTTCTAAAAAAAGAAAACGAGATAGACTTAAAAAATCTAAATAAAAAAACAAAAAAAGAATTAGAAAAACTAGGCAGAAAAATTGGTGTCGAGTTAGATAAAAGACATACAAAAGATAAACTTATCAAACAGATTAAAAAAGCTTGTAAATAATGGCAACAGTAATAAAACCAAAAAGAAGTGAAACAGCTTTAGCCGTACCATCAGCTGGTTCATTATCAACCGGTGAGTTGGCAATGAATGTTGCAGACGGTAAATTTTATACTAAAAAAACTGACAACTCAGTTGTTGAAATTGGTGGTGCAGGTTCAGTTACATTACAAAATGTTATGACAAACGGTGCAACTACAACAACAGATTTGTTATTAGACCAAGGCGCAAGATTGGTTTTTGAAGGTAATTTAGGAAACTCATACGAAACTTTTTTAACAGTTGCAGAACCAACTGCTGATAGAACAATAACATTACCTAATCAATCAGGTACAATTGCTATGGACGGTGACGCTTTAGCTTATGGAATAGTATTCGGGGGATAATAAATGGCTAGTACATTTAAAAATGCAGGACTTGATGTTGGTGTTTTAGATACTTCAGCTGGTGATGTGTACACAGCAGGTGGTTCTACAACTGCCGTTATACACGCAATTTACATTTCTAATTTAAGTTCTACAAATGCAGCTAAAGTAAATATTAAAGTCACAATAGACGGCGGTTCTACATTTAGACATGTAGGTAGAAGTTTAAATGTATCTGCTAATAATACATTAATTATGGATAAACCAATCAACTTAGAAAACAATGATAAGATTAGAATATATGCAGACCCTAATCCAGATAGTTCGTCTGTAGATGTTGAAGCTTATTTAAGTATATTGGAGATTAGTTAATGGCTGTAGTAGGACAAGTAGTACCTGAAGGAACGCAAACTAAAGAGGGATTTCATGGTCTTCGTAGAACAACAGAGGGTCTTCTTTACTATGCAAAAATTGACAAAGATAATACAGACACAATAGATTTATCTAGCGGTATTCCAGACCCATTAATACAATTACCAACAAGTGGTAGTTATGTAGAGGCTGAAGAAGGATACATTGATACTCAATTATTTGCAGGTGATGGTTCAGATAAAACATTTGATTTAACTGTTCCTGTACCAGACGCAACTAGAATTAAAGTATATATAAATCAAGTTTTACAAAAAGAAACAATAGATTTTACTTATTCATCTCCTACTATAACATTTAATATTGCTCCAGCAAACGGAGCTCAAATTGCAGTAGGAAGAATAAATAAAGGTTATAAAAATAACACATCTGACAAATATCAACAATACTTATTTGAAGATGGTGACGCAACATTTTTCATAGATAGTGATGGTTATTTAATAAAGAGAGAAAATAGAGCATACAATCCATCAGCAACAAGTGATGACTTTAGTACGGCAGAGGGGTCAACCTATTCTGTAGCGGCTACTAGTTATCAGGACGCTGTTTAAGTTGTATAAATAGTAATAGTTGTTGTATAAATAGTAGTAATAACAAGGTAAAAAATGGCAGATTTTAAACTAGGTAGAATTAAATTTAAATGGCGTGGCGATTGGGCTGCCTCAACAGCTTATTTGATAGACGATATTGTAAAATATGGTGGTAACACATATGTTGTTTTAACAAATCACACATCACAATCAGCAACAGCAAATTTTTATACAGATTTAACAGCAGGTAAATACGGTTTACACACAGAGGGTCTTTTCTTTAAAGGCGATTGGGCTGGTTCTACATTTTATAAATTAAATGACCTTGTTAAAAATGGTGCATTTCAATATAGATGTAAATTACAACACACATCAGCAGGCACCTTTGCAATAGGTTCAAATTGGGAAGTATTTTCAGAAGGATTACAGTTTGAAGATAGTTATAATGCAAGTACAACTTACCAAGATGGTGATGTAGTAACATATGGTGGGTATTCATATGTTTATATAAATGCTACACCAGCTTCAGGTCAAACACCTGCTGACAACTCATATTGGGATGTCATTACTACAGGTTTCAAAGCTTTAGGTACATATTCACACGGAACAGCATACAAAACTGGTGATACAATTCAATACGGTGGTAACAACTATGTTGCTACTGCTAACAATACTAGTCAATATCCAGCAAATACAAATGGTACAACAAACACAACTTATTGGACATTAAACCTTGAAGGATTTAATTACAGAGCGGCTTATAACGCAAGTACAACATACAATATTGGTGATGTAGTAAGATTAACTGCTTCAACTTATGTTGCAATACAAGATAGAGTTCTCAATGTATCTCCTGACGCAGACGCAACCAAATGGCAAGTTTTAGCACAAGGTGATTCCGGTGCAGTATTAAGCACAAGAGGTGATTTAATAAAACAAGGCGGTGCAGCCTCTGAAAGATTAGCAATTGGTCCCGTAGGTTCAGTTTTAACAACTGACGGTACAGACCCTAGTTGGTCAAATCCAGAAGGAGCAAATGTTAAATATGTTGCAAACTCTGGTTCAGACAGTAATCCAGGAACACAATTTTTACCTTACAAAACAATTTATTATGCTTTATCGCAAGCGTCTTCGGGTGATGTTGTTACTATTGATACAATCGCTGGTGGTACAGGCGGTACTCCAGGTGTTTATGATGTAACACAAACAAGTACAACTGGTTCAGGAACAGGATTTAAAGCTAGAGTAACTACAGATGGTTCATCTACTCCGTCAGTTATAATCACAGACGGTGGTACAGGTCACGCAGCTACAAATGATATTACAATTAATGGTTCACAATTAGGTGGTTCTTCAAACTTAACTTTTAATGTAGTATCTGCTTCAATTGGTGATGTTGTTTATATTAAAAATGGTGTTTATAGAGAAAATTTACCTTTAAGAGTTCCAGCTGGCGTTACAGTTCAAGGTGAAAGTTTAAGAGGAACAGAAATTAGACCTGCTACAGGTACAGGTCATCAAATTAAAACAGTAAGTATTGGTTCAAATACTTCTGGTGCTACAAATGGTACATATAATTATGTACATCAAAGTTCTACATCACAAAACGGAGATGGTGCAGTATTTAATATTACAGTTTCAGGTGGTGCCGTTTCAGCAGTAACCGTTTATAATGGCGGTTGGGGATATAATGCTAGTGATAATATAGTAGTTAATGCTTCACTCATAGGTGATGGCTCAGGAAATTTACAGTTGACAGTTGCTTCAGTAGAAAACAATGACGCTTCTAATATGTTCGTAATGAACAATTCTACAAACCTTGTACAAATGTCAATGAAAGGTTTAACAGGAACACCAGGTGCTGGTGCAACTGGTAAAGCTGCCGTTGTATCATTAGACCCTAGTGGTTCTATTACAACTGCTTCGCCATATATTCAAAACTGTTCTTCGGTCAACGCAGGCGCAACTGGTATTCAAATTGACGGACTATTACATAGTGCAGGTAACAAATCAATTCTATGTAATGACTACACACAAATTAACTCAGACGGTAAAGGTTGTCATGCATTAGGCGGTGGTCGTGGTGAGATGGTTTCAGTCTTTACTTACTATAACGCAATTTCTTTCCATGCAGAATCCGGTGGATTTATTAGAGGTCTAAACTGTTCATCTGGTTATGGTGAACAAGGTGCTGTCGCAGACGGAACATTAGCCGCAGAAACAGCAGTTGCAGTTGCAGCTCGTGGTGAGATGTTAAAATATGCAACAGCAGGATTTATTGGCGCTGCTACCGAAAGTGATGTCGCAGATACAATTATTACATCTGGTACACCAACAGCTGCTACAATAACAGGTGTTACTTCAGGTGCAACTGCTACCCTTATCAGAGTTAACATATCGTTAGATTATTTACATATTACAGGTAGAAGTGGTAACTTTACACAAGGTGAAGTTTGTACAGTAACAAAAGATAATAGTACAACATATCAATTAACACTAGACGCTTCTCACGGAGACAGTTCAGCTGCTCAAACAGGACAGATTGGTCCTCTTATTGCAGTTGATGGTAATGCTTTAAGTTCAGCAACTGCTATCGCAACAGGTTCAAATGTTGTCTTTGCTGGCGACACTGCTAAGTATTACAGAGTTTCAGCAGTATCAGAAACAAATACAACTGCTAAAACAGCACTTATCAGATTAACAGAAAGTGTTACAACAGGCAGAGCAATCGCAGATAACGAAGTAGGTTCTGTTACAACAGGTTTTTCAAATGTTCGTTTAACAGGACATGACTTCCTAAACATTGG